TTCCATGTCCGTGTGACCAAAGTCTTTATCGTAATCGATCATTTCTAAAACTGCTGCCTCGAGAGAAGAAGCTTCGATGAGGAACGGCTCAAGGCCGTTCTCCGTTTCAAACCAACCGTCCATCTCAGGCATCTTCAAGATCCTCTATCCAAGGGTCTGTCCGATCATTCCAGACGCCAAACAAACCTTCGTTTGCCATATCCCACATCTGGTCAAAAGCATCACTCTCATTTTTTGCTTCGATTACTATATCGTCAGCTTTTTTTCTTGCTGTTCTGTGAATAATAAACTTAGGCATTCTCGGCTTCCTCCTCGTCCAACTCTGGCTCCCAACTCTCATCGTCACCGTTGACGTATCGACCTTCAAACAAGCCCCCCTCGTCTTGGTAGTCGGCATCAACAGAGATGCCCAAATCAACCAATACATTCCAAACCGGAATGGGTGGTCCCCACGCTGTCCAACAATGAAAGCCAAACTCGGCCTCGCAATCATCTTCAAGCGGGTCACCAAGATCTGTAAGCTTTTCTTCTGTAAACTGTACGTCACAGACCTCCCACTTTGTGCCCCAGTTCTCGCTGCGCCAATCGTACCAAGCGGGCACGGAAGTCTCTTTGTGTGTCTTTAGATGATTTAGGTAATCGGTTGTGTCTACAAACTCGATCATTCTTTTAACTCTCGGTTTAACAAACATCTCAAACGGCATGGGCTTGATTAGCTGACAGAACATAGGATCTGTACGTTTTAGATGTTCATAAATTTCTTTGATTAAGTTCCGTGGTCCGCGAAGGTGGACTTGTTGGTCACAATGGTTGGGCATAATTTTCTCCTCATAAGTTGCCGTTTTTACTACCTAGCAACTGTATGGGAGTATGTCAACCCCTAGTCAATAAAATTGTTAGTGAACTTCATCACTAGGGCCGTTTTTAAATATATCTTCGCCTATTTCCATGCGGATTGCGGCACTGCCCATTGCACCCGCTATTGTACCAAAAACTGTTTGTGGGTCTGGACTACCAGTCATCAATCTATACATGACTGCGGTCAACACGCCGCTTATCACTGCGCCGGAAGAAAAATCTTTGTGAGCTAATTCTCTAAGCATTTCTTCGGTTAGTTGATAACCAAGGTCATAATCTTCTTTATGTTCAGCTTTCATAATGTGATTATACTTTACTGTTAGAAAAACAAAAAGCCCCAAACGGAGGCTTGGGGCTTAATGCAAATTTTATGAGGTGTCTCACACATAAGCGATTGTATGGGACAAGTCAAGCGGTTTCACGATATTTTTTGTAAATTTCAAACATCAAGCGTAATTGACCGCTAATTGTACGCCCTTCTGCCTTTGAAATTGTTTTGATCTCACGATATATCTCTATCGGAACCAAAACACTCTTCCATTTTTCTGTATCCATAGCACTTCCCCTCTGATTATGTAGGAACATATAAGATGTTATGGGAAATTGCAAGAAAAAAGCCGCGGTAATGGAGCTAACCGCGGCAGTTGGGAGATAGAAGCTTGTCAAAGCCTATCGAGCAGACCCCCAACTTGGACCTATCTCCACGTCACACAAGTTGGGTACACTTAATGGTAGCGCATTTTCCATGATCTTGGCAATATTTTTAGCATCTGCGACAGTTTTTACCGACATAGCTATCTCATCGTGTATTTGAATAAGGGGCAGATGCCCGCTTTCGTACAGATCTACCATAGCTTTTTTGGTCATATCAGCGGCGGAAGCTTGGATCAGGCGGTTCAAAGCTTTGTAGGTGTAAGCCCTCTTTAACCTGACAGTATCACCGTATGTTTTGACGGCATCTTCAAACGGCAGAGCTTTGTTCATTGCAAAACCATCTGGCTCCCAGAGCGGAAAGCGGCACTTGCGTCCAAGTAAGGAGCGCAACTCGCCCTTGCTGTCCTTCTCGTTAAGTCTGTTCATCACGCCGTTCATCAAACCCTTAACAAACGGAACTCGCGAGTGATACTGTTTGATTATGTCTCGGGCTTCATCTGCTTCGATTCCAAGCTGATCGGCTAGTTTGTTGACGCCCATGCCGTACATCATGCCGAGATTTATGGTCTTTGCCTGTTTACGGGGGATCTGTGCCATCTCCGCAACCATCGTATGGAAGTCAGTCTTTGGATCTGAGTTGTACATGTTCACAAACTCTTCGGCTCCGCGGAGCGGGCTGTTTCTATTCTGACCAAATACATGTGCGTAATGAACTAAGATCCTTGGTTCCTGTTGCGAGAAGTCTATTGCGGCCCACTGGTCCCCTTCTTCCGGCAAGAACAAACCGCGTATCATCGGCCCCAACTCTGGATCGCGAGCGGGTATTTGTTGTAAGTTGGGGTTGTTCATCGAGATTCGGCCCGAAACCGTACCGCCATCATCTGACCTGATCTGGTTTATGTGCGAGTGTATCCGTCCATCTGACCGACAGTGCTTTAGAATTGTGTTGATAAAGGTGCCAGAGGTCTTGTTAAGATTACGGGCTTCGACGATTAGCTTGGGTAATTCGTGCTCGTGGTCCGACAAATACGACTTGGTAAACGACGGGGCATCTTTTTCTGTGCGCGGATAACTTAATTCTAGCTTTTCAAAAGCTTTTGCTATAGACTGCGCCGCCCAGATCTCGACATCCATGCCCGTCAGTTTTTTGATAGACTGCAAAACAGTCTTCTCACGTTTCAACAATTCGTTGCGCAGCCGCTCTGCTTTGTCCAAATCCACACGAACACCGCGCCATGTCATGTCGATCAGGCATGGCAGTAGTCTGGTTTCGAGGTCCACGATATCTGCCACGCCCTCTGATATTATCTTACTCTGAAAGTAGTTGAACAACTCAAGCGTAATCTCTGCGTCTGCCTCTGCATAAGGGCCGACAAACATGGCGGGCATCTTGTACATCTCTGACTTCGGGTCCAGACCAAATGCTTGTGCTGCCTCGTTCAAAAGCTTCTCTGACTTAGTCTTGTCCAGATAATCAAAAGCCAAAGCGTTAAGGCTATAACTGAACCTGTTCTCGTCAAGCAGTGATCCGATCAGCATGGTGTCAAACATCTTGCCCTTGAGATCAAACCCCATACGCCTGATCCACCCCGCATCGTACTGTGCGTTGTGCATGATTTTATCAGCAGGACACTCGAATACTTTCTTGAGCCAACGGTTGACTATTTTCTCGTCAAGATTGCCTCCGCCATTGTGTCGAATTGGGATGTAGCCAGACCATGTATCGGTTGCAATTGCATAGCCTACAACCTCCCCATCTCCAGTTGCCCATCCTGGTCCGTTTGACTTAATATTTGGATCTCTTGTCTCCACATCTACTGCTATTCGCTTGGCCTCAGTGAGGTCCGGCAAGTCATGCGGAGGAACCCATTCGCTCTTGGGAGCGAACATGTGCATTTGTAGGGGCATTACTTTTCTCCGCCAAGCGCAGCATACCCACAGATATCAACCCAACCGTCCATGTGGTTAGACTTCATCAGTCGAGCGCACTTCATCAGGATCATACAGACGGCAACCTGTTCTGCATTGATCTCAGTCTTGAGAAAGACCGACCAGAGATCGCCTATGTCTTGAAAGTTTTCTTTAGCGTCGCCGTAGTCTTGCGCTCGGTCACCGTTAATTAGAGTTTCTGCTTGCCTCAATATTTCATCACGTTTCATTCTTTTTTTCCTTTGGATAGTAAACGAGGTAGAAAGATCCACAGTTTGGACACGACAGATTTGTTTCAATCAGATATTCTTCGGACATATAATCATGCTCCTCGATATCGTGATCGCCGCCCCATATTACTTCTTCTTGACAGTGCCAACATTTCATAAGTCATAACTCCTATGTGCATCTTCGGGTTCTACGACATACAAGTTTTTACGAGTGCGAGTTACGCCCACATAAAAAACTCTGTGCATATCGTCTGGGTTCATCTGCATGGCCTCGTCAGCCGCTGTAGATAAATCTGTAAAAAGCACGACATTATCTGCTTCACCGCCCTTTGATCCGTGGATCGTGGACACTGTAATACGGGGGATGCCGTTGAACTTCTCTCCGCGTCGCAGCAAAGCTGTAATGTATGCTCTATCTTTATCGGGTATCTTATCCATGGCTTCGGACCAGATCATTTCCTCCACGATTGCCAAGCCGTGGTGTATTTGTAACTCGGCTAAGTTTACCATGTCGGTGTCTTCAAGCGCGGGCAGTTTCTTATAGCCACGGGTAATGCGTTTGCCCACAGACATAAACGTGTATATGTTTCGCGCTGTTTTGCCAGATACAGACTTACCCTTCTGCAAATCGGTCCAACCGTTGACGGCGTCACTTATCTTCTCACCGATGGACCGTGAGCCGCGGTAGGTAAACAGGTAACCGTTTGACCGCAGATCGGCAGACACGGGCTGTAGTTGGTATCCCGCTTGCGCCAGTACAAGCCAACTATCTCTCGACATGTCTAGCTCATTGAGATCAGTAATGCGTAAGTAACCGCCGCTCTCTTCGCGAGGCTCATACTTCTTCGGGTATCGGTTTTTGATCCGACCAGAGATGCGCTGCGCTATGTCGTGAACGGTAGATGGGATGCGGTAAGACTTAGACAGTGTCTCGGACGGCCCGTCTAGTTGTATAAAATGCTCTACATCAGCGCCTGCCCAACGGTAGATTGCTTGGTCATCGTCCCCCGCGCAGTACATGCGGTTGGTCTTTTGTTCTATCAGGTGGGCTATGTCCCACTGTAGCGGAGACAAGTCTTGTGCCTCGTCAAGAAAGCAAAGCTCAAACGGAGGGCAGAAGCGGTGCCCGTCATCTACAAAGTTTTGCAGCATGTCGGTAAAATCGTACAGACCCAAAGAGGTTTTGTATTCGTGTAAGCTCTTAGCTACAAAGTTGACGGTGTTCCAATCCTCTTGCAAAGAACTGTGGTTGTATTCTTCGCGCAGCGGCGTCTTCTTGATACGGGCTAAGTTGATCAGGCTGATAATCGGGTCGTGTTTGTTAAGCACATCAGATATGTCATCGTCTATCGCCACGTTGCCTGACACAAGGTTAATACCAATAGCTGTGCTTAGTTCGTTGTAATTTTCGGGCTGCATGATCTGTTCGGGCTTTATGTCAGACATAGTAAGTGCAAGACTGTGCAGTGTTCTGAAGTAAAACAGATCTTGCTTTGGATCGAGTTTGAACCGTGCCGCCGCCCGTTCCTTGGCTTCCGTAGCTGCTTTACGAGTAAAGGCCAGAAACGCAATGCTCATAGGTGGAGTGCCCTCTTCCAGAGCCTTGTCCACCATATTAAGCAGAGTCGTGGTTTTGCCCGTTCCCGGTGGACCGAATATCCTGAACATTGTTCTTTTCCCTGTTATATATCTGTGACACGCGCTGCTTGGAGATGTTGAACCACCTACCAACCGCAGTTGCTGTCATATGCTGCTCGTCAATCATGCGGACGATCTCTTTGTTTCGCGTCCTTTTAAACTCATCTATCAAAATGGTGCCTCGTTTCCAAACTTGGGTGGATCTATATCCATGTCTCCGCTCTCATAAGATGGTATGTGCCATACCCTGACGGCTCTGCCTTTGATCTTGAGGACCGTGGACTCGCCGTTTATATCTCTCAGTCTTTGCGCTACCTTGTGCGACTTATATTCAAAGAACTTATTCTTACGCAAGAACGCCTCAAAGTCTTTCAGTCTGAAGTATGTAAGCTGTGTCTCGTCATCTGTCCAAGGCTTGCGTAACAAGATCTCTTCTTTGTCTTGGGCATTTTGCAAGTAAGAGCAGAACTCTTCAAGGTAATCATAGAATTGACCGCTGATACTGGCATCTTGTGCCACTTCAACGATTGCGCTTTCGTTTTCTTTCATCTCAGACAGTAACGCTCCAATACGAGCCTCCCATTGCTGCTTGGCAACTGACCGTGGCATCATGTTGAGTTGTTCCATACACGCCTTTTGAA